CACCATCCACCAACCTATAGAGCCTTTAGGATTTGTCAAGTCTGACAAAGACGGCTTTCCTACCGAATTTAAGGATTTTAAGCCTTATCTTCGGTCCGAAGACTTATCACTTAGAATAATAGTGTTAGCTATATTCAGAAGTGTAGAGGTCTTTCGGTTAGCACCTTCTCATGACATTAAGACGGTAACTACTCCGCCTGAACGTGATGAAAAGCTACTGAAAGAAGTCGTTGAGTTCATCCCAGGTTGGGTAAAGTCCCTAAACAAGACTTTATCATTCCCTGAATTGAACTACCACTATACAGTTAAGAAAGGACCGAACGGCCCTGCCTTAGCCTCTAGTGGATCAGACCTCACAGCTATCTACAACGACGCAAAACTGTTTGAAGCAATTCAAACAGTAAGCGTTAAGCTAAATGATGATAAACCTATCAGTGAAGAGTTCATCCGGGAATCCGGACCTGCTATTCACTCGAAACTAACTCAGTTTCCTGAGAAAGCCGGTAAAACAAGAACTATTGCTGTAGTAGACTACTACAGTCAACGGGCCTTGAGTCCACTTCACAGTGCACTAATGAATCTATTAAATTCATTAGAGACCGATGGCACATCATCGCATATGAATGTAGGAAACTACATTAAGGAAAGAACAAAGTTTAAGGACTTTGTCCAGACCTTTGATTTGACTGCCTTCACGGACAGGTTTCCTAGAGAAATCCAGGAAACGCTTTTACACTCTCTTTGTGAAGACAAGGAGCTTGCAAAAGCTTGGTGGACTATCCTTGCAGATAGAACATTTACTGTCGCGTGGTCAGGTGAACAAGTCACATATGCCGCAGGGCAACCAATGGGCGCAAAAGCGTCATGGCCACTCTGTGCTTTAGCTCATCATGCCGTGGTCGAGTACTGTCGTTCTAAACGAAAGTACAGGCTGATCGGCGATGATGTTGGGATAACTGACCAGCATTCAGCGACCCGTTACCAAGAAGTGATCTCTGCTCTAGGAGTAGAGACAAATCCTGGTAAAGGGACTCTCAGCCATGAAGGGTCCTTAAACTCTTCAGCTGAGATAGCGAAAAGACTTTACCTTAACGGTAAAGACTTGACGCCGCTAACTCCGGGATTGATACTTAGCTTACGTAACCGTTACCTTTGTTTAGAAGGTATTAGGGAACTTAAGCAACGTTTCGATTGCCCGGCGCTACCCCACCAGATAATAAATTTTCATTTCCCAAAAGGGGAAGATAGAGAATTTATTTGGTGTCTCGCGTGTAACCCACTGACTGGAGTCCTCAAGCCTTCGGATGAAGGTTATGAAAACTTCACAGGGTGGGCTGAGTTTGACGAAGAAGACTTGCGGATTACTCTGCAAGAAATTCGTTGTCAAACGATTACACAGGAGATTGAGAATCAATACATGAAGTTTGGTGCCGCTCTAACAAGCGGTGAACCAAACTATGACATTGATTTCTCAGGGGATCTCTGGCAAAATCCTACCACAATGCCCGACGCTGTCAAGTATGCTCACCAGAAGTTACTTGGTGAGTATCTTACTACTTGGGAACGTGTAGCCACAATAGATGTTTACGATGATGAACAACTACTGTCGCTAGAGGCAGTCGAGTACTTACCAAACCCTGAAAACCCATTTCTGGACTTAAAGGATGTACGTAAGACTCGCATGTCTTCACTAATCCATAACCTTTACCTGGTTATGAGTGAGTGCTGATATGCTGTGCTACTTGGTAGATCGGTTACGACCTGGCCGTCATCGCGGCGTGCCAAGCCAGCCACACCAGCCGACATGTATGGCAGTTAAGGCGTCCCTCGAAAGGGGGGGGCC